GCCAAGCCGCTCGACAGACTCGACAGCAGCGCAGCAAACCGAGTCCGAACTTCGTTGATGACCGCAAACACGGCAGCCTTGACGCCAGCGAACGCTACCTGCGCGCCGTAGCGCACCGCCTCCCAGCCCTTGAGCAGGGCACCGACGAACGCCAGGCCTGCGACCCGCACCTCGACGAACTGCTCGCGCAGGTAAGTCCCGATCTGCCAGCCGGCGAACGCGGCGAAGAGCACCAGCGCGGCCGACCGTAGCGCGCTGACGCCCGTGGTAGCGGTGGCCAGCCCGAGCTCATCGGCAAGCGCCGCGCTCAGCCTGGCTTGCGTGTAGGCCGTCCAGGCGGCAGTCGTGGCGGTGATCAGCGCAGGCAGCGCCACGAACACGGCGATGTAAGCCCCGGTCACCTGCGCCGCCAGGATGAACCCGTCGACCACCGCATCGATGTTGTCGGCCAGGAAGCCAGCCGCCGGCGCCAGCACGGAGTTGATCGTCCCGCCCAGCTCAATCAGTTTGTTGCCGACCGCGGCGGAAAGGCGCCCGAACTGCACCTCGGCGGTTTCGGCGATCTTCCCGAACGCCTCATCGGTGGCGCCGGCCTTGCTACCCATGTCGTCCAGGATGTCGGCGAAGGCCTCGGCCTGCGGGCCGGTCAGGGCCAGCACGGCGTTGAGCGCTTCGACCGACCCAAACAGCTTGGCCATCGTCGCCTGGTTGCCGCCGGTCTTTGCGGCTACGTCGGCGAGGAATCCAGACAGGCCCTTGGCCTTGATCGCCTGGACGTCGAACTGCAGCCCGAGCGCCTCGGCCGTCTTCTGGGCTTCGCTGGTCGGCTTGATCACACCAGCGATGACCTGGCGCACCTGCGTGACCGCTTCGGCGGTCTGCGTGCCGCCCAGGGTGATGGCCGCGACGCTGGCGGCGAGCTCATCCAGGCCCACGCCGGCGCTGTTGGCGATGGGCGCGACCTTGCCAAGGTTGCTGGACAGCTCGCCAATGGTGGTCTTGCCCGCCCGCATGGCCACGAACAGCGAGTCCGAGACATTGGTCGCGCTGCCGGCGCTGTCGCCGTAGGCATTCAGGAGCGATGTCAGGCCATCGGCTGCGGTGGTGACGTCCGTCAGCCCGCCAATGGCCAGCCGGTTGGCGGCGTCGAGGGTCTCCAGTGCCTGCGCGGTGGAGTCGGCGCCAGCTGAAATGATCTGATAGAGGGCCTTGGCCTGCGCGGGCGCGCTGCCGCCGTACTCCGCGGCCACCCGCTTGACCGCTTCGGCCGTGGCGTCCAGACCGCTGGTGTCGTCCAGCAGCGTGGCCACCTCGGCCATGCTCGTTTCGAATTCGCGGGCGCGAGTCGTCGCCGAGCTCAGCACCGCCACGATCGAGCCGATGCCCGCGCCAGCGAGGATGCCCGCGCCAAACTGCTTCAGACTGGCGCCAACCGACCCCAGCGCGCGGCCGGTGGCGGTGGCTTCGTTCTGAACGCCCTTGAGCTCGCCGGAGACCTGGCGCCGGGTCTGACTCACGACCCGGACCATGCCGGAGCCATCGGCCGTCAGCCGCAGTGTGACGATACTGTCGGCCATCGGGTCGCGCCCCTATTTGCTGTTGGCGTTGCGGATTCGGGCGGAGACCTTGCCCATGATGCGAACCCGGGCCGTGGTGTCTGGCCAGCGATCAGGATCGATCTGCATCAGCTGGCAGCCGGCGAGGATTTCCCGGGCTGATGGCTGCAGCCAAAGTGGCTGCTTGCCGAAGGTGGGCAGGACGTCGGGCTCGCAGATCTGCCACACCGCCACCGCGTCCCAGTTGGGCGCAAGGATCTCGAGCTCGTCGTCGTCCTCTTCGGCGTGCCGCGTCTCGGCGGTCGCGCGCATCCGCGCGGCCATTTCCTTGCCGGTCAGTTGCTCGGGCGGCGCCCGTTCCTTAGTGGCCGGGCGCCGCCTTCGCTTGCCGCGGGTCAGAACCTCCGCGGCTTCTTCGAGTTTCCCTGCTCTGCGGCCCCGAAGTGGGCGCGCATGAACTCGCCAGCAGCTGCACCAGCAAGCCAGGGCGTGTCGCGCACCAGGTCGCGGGCTTGCTCTTCGGTCAGTTGCTGGCCGTCGAGCTCCACCGGCTTGCCGTCTGCGCTGGTCACCCCGAGCAGGTACCGCTCGCACACCTGGCTGTTCGGTGTGCCTTCGTCGACCAGGGCTTCAAGCTCGGTCTTTTCGGCCAGCTTGAAGCGCGCGATGAATTCGACGGACTCGCCGGCAGGGTTGTTGCTCGGCACCGTTGCGGTGCACTTCCGGCGGAACTCTTCAACCTTTTTCAGTTTCATGTGATGCCCCAAGGTAAAGCGCCCGCCTGCGGTCCGTCCGATGGACCGGCCTGGCAGGCGTGCAGATGATGTGCGGCGCCAGGCACGCCGCTGGGGTGACTTAGGCGGCCACCCCGAATTCGAGGATCAGCTCGTTACCGCCAGACCCGCTGGGTACGCAGCGGCCGACCTGCTCGATGATCTTGTCGCCCTCGAGGTCTTGCTCGGTCGGCTCTTCGAGCTGGACCTGGACCGTCAACTTGGCGTAGTGGCCACTGACCGGGTCGGTATGCGTGAAGACGGCAGGCACCAGCGTGCCAGCCTTCCACACCGCCCACGGGTTGAAGTCGGCAAGCGCTGGACGGTGGTAGCGCATCGTGACGGTGGGCTCGCGGCCGCGAATGCGGTTGCGGAGCCATTCGGTCGAGTGCGCCGCGCCCATGCGGTTCGACAGATCGGCAATCATCGAAATGCCTTCGATGGTTTCGCCGTTGATCGTCATGATCGAGGTGTCGGCCGTGATGCCTGACACGTCCTGGAAGGCGGTGTAGGTGCCACCGGGCAGCGTGTCTTCGGCCACCTCATCCGGGTCTGCCGTGCCTTCGATCCGGAACGACGCTTTCGGGAAGTCATCGATGGCGAACGCGATGCTGGATAAGTTGCCGCGGCAACCGAGCAACGAACGGAACACGGTGTCGTGCACGAAGTACGCCGACGCCGACGGGATAGCCGCACTGATCGGCGAATAGCGGGCGTAGTCTGGCGGTCCGCTCGTGACCAGCGTCTCGGCAAAACCGCAGATAAGGATCAGTGGCGCGATGGGTGCGGCGGTGCCTTCAGTTGCCGCACCAACCAGCTCGATCTCGCCCTCCACGAAGCCCCGGAACTGCGACTGTGCAAACTTGCGGTTGCCGAAGTAAGCGCGGTCGTTCTGGCGCGTGATCTTCTGCGAGGTGAAGCCACTGCGCCCGTTCAGGATCTGCAAGGCGTTCGTTGCCGCCACCGGCACCGAATCGGTGCCCTCCGTAACTTCCGCCTTAAGCAACAGTTCTCGGCGGTCCCAGCTTTCAATTGGCATGGTCGTCTCCTGGTAACTCCGCCGGCGGTGTGTCGGTCGGAACGTCGGCCGGTGGCGGATCTGCCGCCGGTGTTGGCGCCGGGTCGTCGGAGACGGCAACCGCCACCCCATCAACCCAGCGATATCGATACGTCCCGCCGGCCGTCGGGCACGGCGGATGCGCCGGCGCCTGTGGCGCCGGGGTGGCCTTTTTCTTGGTCATCAGCGGATCTCGGTCAGTGCGAATCGGATCTGCGCGACCAGCTCGGCGCGCAACTTGGTACGGGCGAAGCCCACGAGCGCGGGCTGCAGGGTCTCGAACACTTGCGAGACCGACGGCCCATAGAGCACTTGCACGTAGTACGTGCGGTTCCCGCGCCGATAGGCCCACACACCCTTGCTGCGCCCGCTGCGGTGAATGGCTATGCCGACGTTGGTCCCGGCCTCAGCGGCGCGCTTGCCGGCCTTGAGCGGCAGCAGGAAGGCGCCCTTCATGTTTCGGGTGCCGCCGGTCTTCACTGTCACGTTGATGCCGCGACGCTTGGCCAGCTCCCGGTACCGGAAACGGGTCAGCAGCGTGCCGCGGGTGGGCGTCTGGATCAGCGCCGACGGTCGGGACCGGTTGGCGTTGATGATGCGCAGGCGCGGCCGGACATAGCCCGCCGCCAGCGCCACCTGCCCGCGGATCTGGCGCACGCTCTCGGCGCGTACCGTCGTCGCGGTGCGGTTGATGGCCCGCACCCGGGCCTTGTCCATGATCGCCGGCGGGGTGGCGGCCATGCGCCGCTCGAAGTCTTCCAGACCAACGATGTTCACGCCTGCGGTTCGCGCAGCGGGCCGTTCAGCTCGAGCTGCACCGCGATCGCGTCCGGGTTGTCCCTGCCGCGTTGCACGATCCGCCCGTCGCCTGGCTCCAGCTCAAGGCGCGCGCCGCCGTCCAGATCGGCGACGAAGCGCGACGGGAAGCAGTCGAACAGGTCCTCGAGGCAGTCGTGCGCGGTGGCCTGCGCGTTGGTGCTGTCTGCGTCGACCTGCACCTCGACAATCAGCCGCATGTCGCGCTGGCGCCGGCGGGTGCTCAGCGTGCGCGGGCTGGCGCTCGCGATCACGACCACGCAGCGCGGCAGATCATCGCCGGCGCGGGCCTGCGTAAGCTCGGTCTCGACGGTGGCGCCAATGTTGGTTCGGTAGCTCCCAGTGGTCAGGATCGTGCCGACCTGCGTAGCCACCGCGGCCACGGCCAGCGCTGTGAAGTTCGCCATGCCGTGCCTCACGCATTAGGGTAGAAAGGTGTTGACACCGCGAACATTGTTCGCTAGTATTGTCACACGGTCAACGATGACCGCAGGCAATAAGGGGAAAGAAATGACCGTCAAGATCGAAGCCGGTACGTTTGCTGAAGCGTGTTACGACCAGAACAGCGTTGACGAACTGATCAAGGCCCTGGCCGGACAGGCTGACGATGCCGATATGAAAGCGTGGAGCTTGATGCCGCACCAGTGGCGCTACGAGATCGGTCAGGCGCTTGCCGCAAAAGCGGAGGACGCTGGCATTGAGCCTGACCAAGACTGGGAAAACGAGGCGACTACTTGGGCGCTTCCGAATGGGAACCATCTGGTTCTGAGCGGGATGGATGTTGAAGTTCGCCGGGACTGATCCCAGCCTCAGCCCCTGCACGCGGGGGCTGACACGGGGACCACCCGAATCACGGAGAAAAACATGACCAAGCACTTCGACACCATCGCCGACCTGATCGCATACTCCCAATCCGCCCTGATAGACCTCCTCGCCGAGGCGGGTCTATCGGCCTACGCTGCAGCAGCGCTGGTCGGTGTGTCGCCTCGCCAGATGCAACTCGCGTGCGCTGGGGCGCGGGATCTTGGCCCTGCAGCGTGGCGGTTGCTCTGCGTCCCGCTTTCCCGATCTGCCCGGCGTCGCCTACCGCCTCCGGTGGTGCCCTAACGCAACCGAGCGCGCAGCATGACGCCGTCGTCGCTCAGCTGTTCTTCTACCGTCCAGCTTCGGCCGGTGCCGTCGTCCGCGGCGATCGCGTCGCCGCGCTTGAGCACACCACCGGCAGAGCTGGACAGGTCGCACACCGCCACGTCGGCCACGGTGATGGCACCCACCACCGGGCCGAACTCTCCGCCCTCGCCGGCCATCTCATCGACCAGGACGCAGCACGCCGCGAGCTGGGCCCCGTTGCGGGCGATGGTGCAGCGGATGCCGTGGCGCGAGTTGATCATCCGCGCGGCCCGCTTGAGCCGCGCAATGCTCACGACCCAGCGACCGGGACTTCAAGCGCGCCGGTGATGGTCACGCAGCACGGGTAGGCCTCGGCCGTGCCGGCGGCGGTCAGCACCACGCGCAGATAGCGGGCGGTGGCGTCCATATTCAGGCCGGCGGACTGCACCGCTGCGGCGGCTGCGGTCGTCAGCTGGGTGAAAGTAACGACATCAGCCCAGCCGGTGCTGCCGTCGGCGCTGGCCTGGACCTTCACGTCGAGCGTCTCGTCGTCGTGGGAGCCGACGAACACGCCGGTGCTCAGCGTGACGCGCGCCCGACCGCGCAGCGCACCGCAATCCACCGCGGCGCCGTCCGCGCTCGCGGCGATGACCGCGGGCGCAAGCAGCGTCAGAATGGCAGTCTGATTCATGATGTTCATTTCTTGCGACCTCGCTTGGTGGTGATGGGTGCGGCGCTGGTCGTGGTCAGGCCACCGCCTTCGTCGTCGCGCTGTTCCCGCATTTCAACCGGCTTCAGGCGACCACTGGCCACGTACCGCACCGCGAAACCGCGATCCAGCGAAACCGTTTCGCCCTCAACGAGCGGCGCCCCGTCCTGGCCGTTGAAGCCACGAAGCACCTTGTACCTGTCGCCCATGTCCTACCCCTTGCCTCGGAACAAAACCGGGCGAGGTCGCCCCCGCCCGGCTCATAGCTACCCGTCCAGATCGATCTGGGATCAGGTGTCGTTGTTGTAGGCGAAGGCCTCGGGGTGACGGTTCGCGAAGTCCACCCAACGATTGGCGGTGACCTCGATTTCCGCGGTGCGCTTGCGGCTGTACGGGTCGACGACCAGATCCAGCGCGCCCCACATGCCCATGAGCATCTGCGACCACACACCGAAGAACACGTCGCCGCTGGTGACCTGGTTGCTGACGATCGCCGGGTAGCCGTTCACGGTGTTGCCCTGCTCCCACACGAACTGAGCCGTACCGGTGGCTTTCTCGGTGGTCTTCAGGCTCCCGCGCATCGTGGCCTCGATGATGTAAGACATGGCCCCAATGTCGGCGTTGTCGGCAGCGATCGCCGATTCCAGCGCGACCACCTCGGCATAGGTCGGCACAGGACCCGCGAACGCGGTGGGCTTGCCAACCCCGGACACGTTGATGATGCCGCGCGGCTGGTTGCTGGAACCGGTGCCGTACAGGCCAGCGTGGTCGATCTTGATCGCCAGCGTGGTGACCAGATCCATGCGCAGCCAGGCCTCGACGTCGATCGACGCCTGCAGCAGCAGCTGCTTGGAATAGCGCCGCGTGGCGCCGGCGCGTTTCGGGCTCAGCGTCACTTGGTCGGCGGTCGGGTCGGTCTGGCCGTCTTCGTCGGTCTCGCCCTCCCAGTCGACGGCGCCGGTGGCGGTCTGTCGCGGAATGGAAACGTTGCCGTTCAGGCCGGACATGATGAACACGCCGGCGTTCGCCAGGGCCATGCGGTTACGCAACAGCTCGATGAAGCTGGCGCCGAGCAGGTCGTCGCCGACCAGGTTGGCGCCGGAACCGCTGGCAGCCACCAGGCCGCGCTGCTGAGCGGGCAGCGCGCGCCGCATTTCCGGATTGATCCACCCGCGCGAGAGCACATCCTCGGGCACGATCATGCCGACCTGGTCGCCGGGTGCCCGTTCCGCCGCGGCGCGGGCACACTCGAACTCGAAGCCCGCGGCGCGCTGCAGGCCGGTGTCGCTCGGGAACGCCATTGCGGCAATCAGCCGCGTCAGGCGGAACCGGCTCACGTCGCGATCGCTCATGCCGATTTCGGGACCGGCCGCAGCCGGCGGGGTGCCAGGGGTGCGGCTGGCCATGCGATCCAGAATCGCGGTGCGGAACTCCGACACCGGCTGGTCGCCGTTCTCGAACTGCGTGCGCAGATCGGCCGGGACATTGAAGCGCTGCGACAGTGCGCGGATCTGGGTCTGGCGGTCGCGTTCGGCCCGGCGGGCTTCGTCGCGGACGCTCTGAACGTTGATGGTGGTAGCGGCCGGCGCCTGCGCCGGTGCGGTTGCGGCGGGCTGGCTGCGGTTCTGCGCCTGGCCGCCCTGGATGTCGTCTTCGTCCATTCTCTGCTCTCCAATTACAAACTGACGTTGGGCGCCGGCCTCTTCTGCCGCCCTGCCGATACCGACCGAGATATCTGCGGGAACGCTGACGATGCTGGCTTCGTAGGGCTCCCAGTCCGTGATCCTGTAGGTGTCGCCCTCCGTGTCGCTGGAGCGCTCGAGCTTCAGGTCGTGGATCAGGTAGCCAATGCTGACGTTGCGGCGGATACCGTCCACCACGTCCGTCAGGATCTCTTGCGCCCGCGCGCCCTTGCCGAATCGGACGCTCACCTCGAGGCGGCGCTCTTTCAGCTTGACCGACTCAATCACGCCGATCTGGTCGCGGGTGTTGTGGTCCATCAGCAGCGCAGCCGATGCGGAGCGGAAGCGCTCCAGGCGGATCGATCCGCTACCGAGGTCGAGGATTTCCGCGCCCCACCACCGCTGCACCGCCGTCTC